GTCAGTTGTCTGTGTTAAACCTTAAATAAAGGTTTTCGAAGTCCGTTTTTGTTGATTTTTAGCATTTTAAGTATTTGAAAGGCGGAAAACACCCACAAAACGCCAACAGAACATCCCGAAAATAGAATGTAATGCCGTAGAAAAAAAGCATTTATCTATGATTCAGATTTTTTTTGTTTGAATGATCCAAAAATCAGATTTCCAAATTTTGAAAAATGTTTTTTTATAATTTGCTTTTGCTTTTATATTTATCTTATATTACACATTATCATAATGTTATATGTAATATTAAGAAAAAGATATAATAAGAGCGAAAAATACGTTTTTCGCTTACTACCTTACTACCTTACTATTTTAGTTTACAACTAACTGAATTATAAATATATAAAAGTAGTACCCATATTACATAACATATATTAAAATAGTTACTACTTGTTACTATTAAAAAATGCTTACTACCTTATATTAGCATGTATTATATTGATATTTAAGAAGTTGTTTTTATATAGTAGGTAGTAGGCAAGTTACAAAAAAATATTTTATTCATAAATGCGTTTTTGTGGTTCATTTATTTGTATTTCAATGTATTACGATTAGTAAAGTTTAACTTTATAGATGTTTCGTTTTTTATTTGTGCTCTATAAATTCATTGTATTTCATTGTTTTTTGATTTTTGACCTTTGAATTCAAAAAGTTTTTTTCGGTTCAATTGGAGAATATAATCAGCATTATTTAAGATGTTTACTTACTACCTCCTTATTTAGATACTTAAAACACTGATATACAATTATATAAACTTGTGTATGTCGCTAAAATGTAGTAATTTAGCAGAGCGAAAGGGAGAAAGGACAATTTCAACCACGCATATTATTAACAATTAATTTTTAAAGCAAAATGAAAAATGATTCAACAGCACGCAAAGTGCAAGAAGTCATCCCAACGATGACAATCACAGAACCAACAGCGAAAGAAAAAACCGCTAAAGTGATTAACTTTAAATCTTCCGCCGAAGATGCAAAGAGTGAACCCATCACCCAAGAAGTGAAGCCAGAACCAACGGAAGCCATCACCCAGGAAGTAAAGCCAGAACCAACGGCAGCCATCACGGAAAAACCTATACAAAGTATTGAGGACATTAAGCGCAAAAGCGAAGTATTGAGCCGTTTAACGTCTAAATGGGATTCATTGATAGAAAAACGTAAGCGAGTGGAAAACTTTGCTATCTCTCACGATGGTGATACAGCATCAGCCATCATCAAAGATGCACACGGTGAGATTTTTGAAAGTAACAGCCCGAAAACAATTAGCAGGTTAATAGAATTCTGTAAAGATGAATTTTCGGAAGCTATCGGAAAAGTAGAAAAGGAAATGCGGGAAATCGCCTAAAATAAAAACTCCCTCGTTGGGGACAACCAACGAGGGAGTAAAACAATTGCGAACAATTAATTTTTTAAAGCGACACAAAAGTATGAATAATACATCGAATATCCAAGCAAAGCGCACGGAATTAAAACTAATATCCAAGCCGCTAGCCGAATTAAAAACCAACGGCAACATCAAAACTATAAATGAAGGATTAAAAGCTATTTACGGGGAACAAGGACATCAGGAGTTTAAAACTTTCGAGCAGTGGGAACGGTTAGGAATGCGAGTTAAGCGAGGGCAAAAAGCATTTTATTTGTGGGGAAGTCAAATCACAAAAACCATCACCGAAAACGGAAAGGAAAAAGAAATTAAATTCTTTCCGTTAGTTGCTCTTTTTTCTGATTTACAAGTTTATAACTCTAATAATAATAAATAACCATGAATACAATATTTGATTTTCAAAAAAATAATATCGAAGTTTTAGACCTTGAAACTTTACGGAAAACGCACAAAGAAAATGATATTTACGGAAATCCTTTAAGGGGTGTATATCATTATCAGGTTATCAATAGGATAGCGGATATTTGCCGAAATAGCGGACTTAATTATAATATTGAGGAAATATTTGCAGCCAAAAATAACAGCCGGCAAAACCCCGGCGTTGTAGTTCTACCACAGGTGGAAGCAATCCACGGTATAAATTCAGTTGAAGCGCACATCCTTAGACGTGTTTATACAACTATCAGGATAAACGACCGAGAAACGCCCGAAATGACATCGAACATCGTAATCGCCTATCATCAGGAAGGCATACAAATTGCTTTTGGTCCGTGTGTCAAAATTTGCCACAACCAGTGTATATTAAATAAGGAGCGCATCGCATCGAATTTCGGAGCTGACAAGGTTACGGATGAACAGCTTTTTGAATCTGTAGGAAATTGGATGTCTAACTTTTTTGAATACAGGGAAAATGATTTGCGTATTCTTCAGAAAATGAAAGAAATAAATTGTACACAAAATGACGTTTACCAGCTTATTGGATTACTTACATCGTTACGGGTGGCGCATGACTGCGATAATTCAATTTTGAGAAATGAGGTTAAAACCTACCCATTGACACAAAGCCAAATTTCCCAATTTACACAAGATTATTTGGAAAAAGCCCAGGAAATATCTGTTTTTAGCTTGTGGGATATTTATAATATTGCGACTGAATTGTATAAGCCAGGGAAAACCGACATTCCGAACCTTATCCCGCAAAATTTCGCTCTTATGGAGGTTTTAACCGATCGATACAATTTGTTTAATTAGCAAATAAAGTGCCTTAAAACGGCTTAAAAGTGGCTTCACTGCTCTAATTTAGAGGGGTGAAGTACTGTTTTTCGACTACTTTTGTCCCGCCAAAAGTAGCAAAAGGCGGAAAAACGCCCATAAAGGGCAGAGTTGAAAATGAATAATTTATAGAGTTTTATTCCCTGGGCTGTAGTTCGGGGATTTTTTTGTTAAGATATTTTGTATCTTTGTGGTTCAACTTAATTTTTAAACATATATTTATGAAAAAACTTTTATTATTGGCGATAGTATCGCTTTTTATGTATCCTTGTTTGATGGCTCAAGAACCTATAAGTTTTGAAAAAGTAATTAAAGTGGATAGTGTTAAAAGTAATGCCATTTATAATGGATTGAAGGAATGGATTGGAATGAATTATAGATCAGCAAAAAGTATTATTGAAGTAGATGATAAGGAAGCTGGTTTATTAATTATAAGTCCAAGAAAAGACTACTCAATTGGGAAACTATCATATATGTGTTATGATGGAACAATTAAGCATACCATTAAATTTCAAATAAAAGATGGTAGGTTTAAAGTTGTAGTTACTAATTTTTTTCATGAAAATAATCCGGGAAATAATAATCTTTGTCAGGTTGGATTAATTACGACTGCTGATGAGTTTGGAGGACCAAGCGCATGGGGAGCAAAAAGTTATAGTAATAAAGTTTGGAAAGATATAAAGGTTAAAGCTGAATTATTATCCAATAATTTATTTAAGGAAGTTGAAAATCTAAAATTTTCGACGAATAAAGTTGATAGCAAAGTAGATAATTGGTAATTTTTTGTAAAATACTTTCAGTATAGCATTGTCAATTCAAAAATACTACCGATATTTGCAACGCTAAAACAATTTCAAACTGAGCAACTCTATAAGTTGCCTATTCTGTGGGCATTTTTTATGCCCCATACCGTATAAGACGGCTGTATTTCCTTTTCTTTTTTGAGCTTGCTCATAGAGATTGTTTTAGCGAACGGGAAGGTACAGCCGTTTTTCAGTACCGCTAAAAGCTAAAACAATCTCAAAATGAAAAAACAAACCTCACAATCAGGATGTGCTCCTGAGCAAGATGCATTATCAATGCATCAGATTTTCAAGAAAAAAACAGATGTACGTTCGGTAAGTCACACCGTACTCGATGTAATTAGCGAACTGGCTAATGGCAGTAAGAAAATTGACATGTCCATTCACCAAGGCGTTGGCGAAATGGTGTATGTATTGATTAATAAAGGCGTTGTCATGACATTACACATTCAGGAATTTGAAACTGCAAATATAACTGATACGGAAGGAGGTCAATCATGAAACAAGCAGAAATAATGATCAATGACGAAGCTTATTATATTTCCTTCGAAAATAACGATGAGTTTGTACAGAAATGTTTCGATATGATTTCTGAAATTGCAGATACAGGTACTGAAGGCGCTATAATTATCAGCGTGACGGAAAACGGCAAATACACCGGAGATAGATACTTATGGGATGAATTTCTGATTAATAGTTGGGCGAAAGGTAAAATAGATTCAACAAAGTTGCTACAATTTCTGAAAGAACAATATGAATCAAAGACTAAGCAAGTTACGGACTATCGCCTTGTAATCCTCTCCCGGTATTGTGGAGAATTCCAACCGGCATCGAAAGAAAATGCAACGATCCGCAAAACGAGTGAAGAAATAAAGCTCGATATCCGACCAATGGCGGACCTATCTACCAATGAAATTGCATCATATCTGGCCACAAATGGCTATTCAATAGATTTTGATGATGCCACTCCGGTATGGCTCATGCGAAAAGATAGCGCAATGGAACTTCGCGAACATTAATAATTTATATATTTAAACCCCGGTCAAACTCGATCGGGGTTTTTTTGTGTCTTTTTTTTGCTTTAGCCTTTGAATTTAATTTGTCCTATCAAATTAATCAAAGGCTATTTTTATGACAATTTCGCAGGAACTAGGAAACGGTACACTATATTTTCAACATTCGATACCGGATATTATTCTGATAAATACCGATGTAGACACTACGGTTACTTTTGAACTTAAAAAGGGGGCAGAAGTAATTATTAGTGAAAAATATGTATTTGATACCGACGGAAATATCCGCATTCGTAACCTGAGCGAAATAGTAGAAAAGTATTTCACAGATTCCGGATTATTACTCGATTTCTCCTACACCATTACTCAAGGAGTGACAACACACTCAAGTAGTTTCAGCGTGCTGAAATGCGAAGCGAATGTGGATGTTATTGCCGGTCCCTGGACTCAACTGAATTTTCTTACCCGGGCATTTATGGAAAAACGTACTGCCAAGACACGCAATGAATATCTTTCCTTTTTGCAAAGAATTACTTTCGGTGCTGTAACAGTGCACTACAAAGCCTATTACCTTGTTGATTCAGTTATAACCGAAAAGACCGGAGTACTCCAAACCATAGCAGCTTCAGCAGTCGATCGGGTAACAACGTTCAACGCTTCCTTGGGCGTCGTAGTGACAGTTTCCGGACTAGCATTAAGTACTACTTTTTTAAGTTACGATATTTGGCTGACAGGTACTGATTTTCTTACCAGTGTATACACTTTTTTAGTGGACAATACTACCTATCGCTATTCTAAGTCATTCGTTTACATCAACAGTTTTGGTGTGTTGGAAACATTCACAGCTACCGGACTGACTGTAAATAAAAAAACGAATGAATTCAACCTTGGTAATATCGAAAATCACTACCGGAAAATAACACAGGACTTTGTAAGTGAGAAAACTTGCAATAGCGGCTATTTGAGTGATGTGGAAATGGAGTGGATTGATGACCTGGTGAAAAGTTACTCGGTTGGATTGTACACGCCAGGTGTCAGCGGGATGAGTGAAGAAATTACGCTAGTAGGTGTGGAGAAATCGGATAGCGAAGCAAACGAACTGCAAGCTTTCACTTTTAATTACCGTGGTCCCAAAATCATACATCTTATTTTTGAAAATGCCGCTAAGGGAATATTCGACGAAACGTTTGATGAAAGTTTTGAATAACAATGATACATACAAGCTTTTTAAGAAAGATTTTAAGGGATGGAAAACCCTTTAATTGTAAGGTATGGAAGGGCACAACGGGTGAAATATTGACATATAACAACGTGGTGTGTACTTCCTCCAATTTTCAACGTAATACGGCAAATTTGATTTTTGTAGAGAGCCGTGAATTACGCACAGTAAGGATTATCAGCATTTTTGAAGTTAATGACGAAGAAATTTATATTTAGACACTATGACAGAAATATATGACTTAAGTATCGCTCTGGATGGGCGCAAAGCATTGGAAGTGATAAATGAAGGTCGCACGGTATTCGATACCGACGATATTGTTCCAATAGCCATGCCCGAGTCAAAAGGACTTCGCGGATATGTTCCCTGGGGTGACAGTAATTTGCGTCCAAATGAAGTTCTTGAACTTGTCAGGAAGGATGAAGTTATGAGTTCGAACATGTATTTCAACATTTTGGCAGCCTATTCCCAGGGCTTGACCTATACCAAAAAGGATAAATCGGAAGTGACTGATACGGAAATTATTGATTTCTTCAAGTATAACCGACCTACTAAATATCTGTTTGAGCAACAAACGGATATGAAACATTTCTTTTGGACGGTTTCAGTGCTGATATTGAGTGGTGACGGTAAAAAGATAGTGAAGATTCGACATAAAGATGTTCTTTATTGCCGATTGGAAACCTGCAATCCTAAAACCGGGGCATTGGAACATGTTTTTTATGGAAATTGGGAAAAAGGTGCTCCAAAACTTGCCGATCGGGAAGAACTCGAACTGTTGGACGTGGATGATCCGCTGGGTGACCTGATGGTGCGTATGGGAAAATTACCCAACGATGACGGTAAAAAGCAACCGGCAACTAAAACCCGAAAGTTTGCCATGATCAATCGGATTCCGATTCCAGGCAATAAGTATTATCCATTTCCTTATTATTGGTCATTCTTTAATTCGGGTTGGTACGATATCAAACAATTAATCCCTGCAGGAAAAAAAGCAAAATTCAAAAATGGCTTAGTACTTCGCTATCAGGTAGAAATTAATGTGAAGTATTGGGATATCCTTTGCGAACAGGAAAACATAATTGACCCTGTGAAAAAGCAAGAACGTATTAAACAGGAAAAGGAGAACATAAAAACGTTCCTGTCCGGGATGGAGAATGCCGGCAAAGTTTGGTTCTCGGGGTTCTGGATCGACCCAACCGGTAAGGAACAATCCATGGTGAAAATTAATCTAGTCAATAACACTAAAGAGGGTGGCGATTGGATTGAAGATATCGAGGAAGGTGCATCAATGGCCTGCTATGCTCAGGGAAATCACCCAAGCATGATTGGAGCAACACCAGGGAAAAGCTCAAGCAATATGAACGGGTCCAATATCCGTGAATTATTTACAATGAAACAAGGCCTGGAGAAAGCTCCAAAAGATATTTTGTTAGAGCCTTATTTCGTTATCAAGCATTACAATGAATGGGATATCGAATATGATATACCTTTTATGATGTTGACAACGCTCGACAAAAAAACGGATGCCGAACCAACAAGCGACAACCAAAATAACGATACACCACCTGCAAAAAAGAAATAGTCATGCTAATAACAACCCTTGCTGATTTTATAAAATCTGTACCAACAGCGACAGGAACAAAATTTGAAGCCATTGCACCGTATATTGTTTCGGCAGATGCTGAAATTAAAACTATACTTTCCGGATCGGATTTATACTCTTACATTGAATCACTGGAGGAAGATGCATTGCTTCGTATACAACTGTGTAACCTGATAGCCTTAACCGCTTACCGGAATGCAATTCCTTTTGTTGACTTGATTCAAACAGCCAACGGTTTTGGTATTGTGAATGGCGGTAACATTGTTCCGGCCAGCAAAGAACGTGTGGAACGCCTGATACAATGGTGCGACAGAGTAATTGACCGAACAACCGATTTGCTGATCACCATCACCATGCAAACGGCAGCCGCTTTGACTGAGTGGACAAAATTTGCAGGATTCAAAGATTTGACAAACTGTTTTTTCAATACAGGGATTGATTTTGAGGGTTATTTTAAACAGTCTGAAATGAAACGTAAATCATTCCTGGACTATAAAAATGATTTGATGTATTGCCAGAATAATGTAATTGGATTGACATTTGGCAACCCAATTGTAAATGAAATCATTGATCAGATTCGGAAAAATACGCTCACAGATTCTAACCGATTTGTTTTGAATCAAATGAAACAAGTCATGGGAAAATATGCCAACGGTTTGCGTAATGAAGAATTGAAAGCTGAATCAGGCTCGTTCCGGATGATCTATGAAGGGTTAGTTGGGAATGCTACTTATGAAAACAGTGCTGAAGCCCAGGTCAAAGTGCCTGGTTCCAGCTATGCCAATAAACAAACTGATCCAACCTTCTTTTTAGGAATATAATGAGAACAATCGACTTAACTGCACCGCGTAATTACGCAGAAATGACAGAAAAGCAAGTGCGCTATGTAGCTAACTTGCAAGTAAAAGGCAACAAGGAAGAATCGATATGGACAAAGTGCCTTATTAAATTCACAGGCATAAAAGCCATAGGAGGTACTTCCGAAGTATATTATTTCGCAAAAAAACACCTGAAGGGATTTTTCTCCATGACAATTGAAGAAACATATAGTTTTGCCAAAACACTGGATTTTGTGACAAAGCGATATGTAGGCATACGTCCACTGGCTAAGATTGGGAAGTACCGACCATGCGAGGAACTATTGCGTGATATTACTTTCCTTCAGTACCTGGATGCCGAGAACTATTACCAGGCGTTTATCTTCACAAAATCAGAAGTTCACTTATATGAACTAATGGCTACACTCTTTCGTATTCCTGGTGAAGAATACAGCAATGAATTGACCTATAAATCAATTAAACGTATGTCAACCTGTTCTGAGGTTGAAAAATTGATGGTTGTCATGTGGTTTATTGGCATTAAGGAATACTTCTCTGCCAAATTCAAATACCTGTTTAATCGGGTAGATGTGGACGATGATGATCCCAGTACAGCACCTGATATGCTTGGCATTGTCCGCAATCAGGTACGGATGCTTACTGAAGGCGATGTAACCAAAGAAGAAAAAGTGTTGGCAGTACCGGCATGGAGTGCCCTGAGTGAAATGGATGATAAGTGTCGTGAAGCAAAAGAACTGGAAGCAAGAACTAAACACTCATAAATACTATGGAAAAATTGAAAATTTGCTCATTATGCAAATATTGGCAAAGGGAGAAAATATATAATTGGCCTGATAAAGATAAAGATGCTTCAATCGGTCAATGTTCAGAGTTAAATAATGACTTACAATATTGGGATAATGAAGTTGAAGCTCAAAATAAAATTGAAAACGGGAAAATAGGGTGTGAGAATCTTTATACTCATGAGAATTTTGGGTGTATTCATCATTTAATGAATAAATAACTATGTGGAATGCTGTAGATTACTTTGAAAACCTAACCGGAAAACTAAAACTGACCAAAGCAGATTATAAATTCTGTCGTGTTACCGGGCTAAATTATCTGGAAGATGTTCTTTCCGATATTAATGGTTCTTCTGCTTTTCTGGCCGTTGATGATACCGACGATGGTGTGACTATTCAGCAGGGTGGAGGCTACTTTAACCGCAGATCGGTCGTAGTGTATATTTTGAAAAAATACGACTTGCAAAATCAGATCGATCGGGAAGAAAAAACGAACGAAACCCGCCTGATCCACAAAAAACTATTAGCAAAACTGATTAAGGATTCCGGTTCTGTGGCAGATTTAGCCTATTTGGACAAAAATCGCATACCTTACCACGAGGTACCAGGCATGTTTGCGGCAGGAACTACCGGAATTTACTTCATTATTACCCTGAACGAACCGGTAGAACTGATATACGATGCAAACGACTGGGAATAAAAACGACTACTATCGTGCCTGGGCAAAAATGATGGTTACGATATGGCAGGATAAGATTGCACAGCTCAAGGTTCGCGATACCGGTGAGTTGTTCAGTTCCTTCCTCACTGAAGTGGTGACGCAATCTAATGGGGATGTCGATAAAATCGTTTACGCATACAATTATTATGGTCGCATGGTCGATATGGGTGTAGGTCGTGGAGTCACCATGGCAGATGCCGGTACCGGATCAGGAAGGAAACGAAAGCCATGGTATAATAAATCATGGTACCACTCAATAAAAGTACTTACCGAAAAAAGAGCCGAGCTGTACGGGGAAGATTTCCAACTGATCATTATGGAGGCACTCAATTTCTGAGTGTCTTTTTTTTTGCTTCCTCATTCCATTTTATTTGTAGAAAAAACAAGGGAACAATGGAAGTGAATGATTTATTAGCAGCCGCCGAAACGATAAAGAATGAGAATTCTATCAATAAAAATTCTAGCAATAGGATTGGTGTGATGCTGGAAAATATGATCAATTTTTTTTCAACTACTATTTCGCCGGCAGCTGCCGCCTTAATTCAGGATGCCGTTTCTAAATCAACTACAGGCGTGCGCAAAGGTATGAGCGTTGTATGGTCCGGTGCAATTGCTGAAATTCCAGCCGGCTATGTGCTGAGCAACGGAAACAACGGCCAACCAATCAATGGTGTGGTAGTTCCGGATTATCGAAGCCGGTTCCTGATTGGTTACGACTCAAGCAAAGCTGCACTTCCTGCCAGTGCCATTGATGTAACTGAAAATTATGGAAAAGGTGGTAATACCGGAGGCGCAAATTCGGTGTCCTTGATTGCAGCACAAAATGGAGCACATGATCATAAAATGTTCTCAATTACGAGCGGAATCAACAATACTGAATTAGCAGATTGGCCAAATGCTCGTGCCGCTGTTAGGGTTACAGGGAATATTAATGGGGATGATAATAACTGTTATGTCCTCAAAGCGGTGGATACAATTCCAACTGCTGGGGTGACATCTACTTCCGGCAGTGGACAGGCTCACGAAAACCGCCCGCCTTATTATGTAGTCTACTGGATTACTAAAGTATCTGATGACACTACTGCTGAATATAATTCAGCCTATCAAAGCTATAAAGCAACTACCACCGATGTGCCGATTAAGACGGAAGCGGAATGGGTTGCTTCGTTAAAAGGAGATAGCGCCTTAAATTCAGAATCGATACTTTACCTTAATGTATCATCGGAAAATATAAATATCCCTATCCCTGGGAATACGTGGATAAAAGATATAAACATTTTTGTCGAATCAGGAGATCCTACAACAAGTATACCTTTAATAAATACTGGAGACATGAATGGGCAGGATTTATATCCAAATTCGGCAAATATTAAATTTTCCGATCCTGGATTCTTACAGATAAATGTTTCAGGCGGAACAATTAAAATTCAAATAATTAAATACAACATTTAAAATGAAAAAAGCAATCTTATTTCTATTTGCACTGATTTCGATTATTGCATCGGCACAAGCGCCACAGAGGTTCAACAAAGTGATTGTAACGGGTGACATCACCTCACCTAAATTTATTCGAACAGGCTCAACGGTAGATAGTGTATTGCTTGGTAATGGCTCTGTACGGGCAGTGACTTCAATAAAAACTGATACGTCGCATTTATCGGCCAGAATAAACACCAAGCAGCCTATTGGGACGTATTCTACCGACATTCACAGTAACATTTCTGCACTTAACTCCGTATCCGGAACCAACACCGGTGATGAGACATTGACAAGTCTCAAAACTAAGCTTGGAATTACAACACTCAGTGGTAGTAATACAGGTGATCAGACGACCATAACTGGAAACTCGGGAAGTGCAACAAAACTTCAGACATCAAGGACAATAAATGGGGTGGCGTTTGATGGCACTCAAAATATAACGGTGAATGCGGTTGATGCTACAGCGAGAGTGGCTACTTCTTTACTTGGAGCTGCTAACGGGGTAGCCACATTGGATAACAATGGCATAATACTCACCACACAGCTTCCAAGTTATGTGGATGACGTAATTGAGGCTTCCAACCTGGCATCATTTCCGGTAACTGGAGAAACCGGTAAAATTTATGTTGCTAAGGATACGAATAAGACCTATAGATGGTCTGGTAGTGTCTACATTTATATCACATCAGGGGCCGTTGATGCGGTGAATGGGTATACCGGGGTTATTTCGTTGTCAAAGTCCGATATCGGATTGGGAAATGTAGATAATACTACTGACTTGAATAAGCCTATTTCAACGGCTACTCAATCAGCACTTGCAGGAAAACAGGCCTCAGGAACATATTCAACGGATATTCATGGTAATATTTCTGCACTTAACTCCGTATCCGGAAGCAACACTGGTGATGAAACATTGACAAGTATCAAAACTAAGCTGGGAGCTGCAAATGCATCTAATTCCGGATACATAACGGTATCTGATTGGAATTTATTCAATAATAAACTTGGAAGTATCGGTTATGGAAATATTATAGGGGCGTTGGGATATACTCCTTACGATCAAACTAACCCGATGGGATATATAACAAGTGCAGGTAATTCAGCATCTGTAGGAGGGCTTACTCCTGAAATGATAGTATCAGGAAGTTATAACGGAGCGTATAATTCTATATCAAATACTGATATGAATTTAGTATTTAAGGCGGGATTTTATAATGGATCATCAATTACTAACGCCCCTAATGCGTCAGATTTTGGATTCATAAATATACCAAATTGGGCAGCGGATAATACAAACAGTAGATATAATCTTCAGATAGGATCTAATATTGGAGGTAATTTGGTTTTCAGGAGTACTAATATTAGTGGAGCTGGATCATGGAAAACAATACTGAATGATGGTAATTATGGAACTTATGCAATTCAAAATAATCCAGCGTCCGCTCAAAGTGGAAGTATCTGGATTAATGGGACTTCTGGGAGTGACGTTATTAAGGTAGATAAATCCACAGGCGGGAATTTATCATTATTTGCCAATGGCGTTTATCAAAATCAAATTGATTGTGATGTAAGTGGCAATATGCATATTTGGTCAAAAAATGGAGCACAGGCACTTACTATTAATTCAGCTGGTGCAGCCACTTTTTCATCAACTATAAGAGCTACAGAAAGGGTAAGTGCTTACTCCGGAAATAAGTCCATATATCTATATAATGATGGAACTGATATTAAGTTAGATGCCTATGAGTTCGTAACTAATAATCCCCTACCTGTGCAGATAGGAGGAAATGGTGGTAATATTTATTTATCTGGAAAGGTAGGGATAGGAACTAAAAATCCATCTTCAGCACTTACCCTCGGAGGGGATAGACCCACAAATCCTAACACAGGTGCCGAAATTGATTATCCTGGTAATAGTATAACTTTTGCTAATACGGATTACGTTGTTGGTGGGATAAAGATGGTTCAACCTAACGGGTATTATGTTAATGCAGCAGATATGGTTCTATCAACAGCTTTTGGTACTCTTGATGAAAAGGTGAGAATTAAAAATAATGGTAATGTCGGAATTGGATATTCAACAGGAACTGAAATAACTAATAATAAATTATCTATAAATGGAGGGGTATATGCATCCTCATTTAAAACACCAACTGGTACATCATCTCAGTTCTT